TCAGGGAACGCGCGACCTGATGAATATGGCTGGCAGCGGTTTGCAGTCCAGAGCCGCCATGCAGGAGTCAATCGAGCAACTCAAAAACGCAAAAACCCTCGAAGAGCAAAACACCATCGCCATCAGAATGGTGCAGAATACCCGCACCAATGCCTACAACCAATACAAAAGCCAGCAGGAGGCTGCACTTCGCGCCAGCGAACTCGCGCGCAAGCTCGGTGTCGATCTCACGATCGCCGAACTGGACAAATTAAAAGAACTGAGCATGGAAGATCGCAGGCGCATGCAGCAGCGCCAGCAGGACCTGCTGCAATATAACAAGACGTCCAACGAGATTTGGTCGAAGTGGGCCGACATCAGGGACATTCTCGGAGCGCCAATTCTCAAGTCCTTCGAGAGTACGCTGACTGACATCAGCAATATCATGACGGGCATCGTCGCTGCCTTCAAATGGATTGACGACCATGTCGGCGACTGGGGCGACATGGGCAAGATCACCACCAAGCTCAGACAGCAGTTACCGACGTGGTTGGGCGGCACAACTCCTGAAGAAGACAAGGCTATTGCCGAAGAACGTGCAAGGCGTGGTGGCGCCGCCACAACACCGGGCACCAGTGTGCCGCAAGTGGCGCCACCCGGTGCCGGAACGAGGCCACCACCAGCGCAGCCAATGTATGCGCCTTCGCCCAGCATCGCGCCGGGTGGTGGCGGATACCCGAGCGGAGGAAGCGCTGACGGGCGCGGTTACGGCAAACCAACACCGCATGGCAGCGACACTGGCGGCGTCGATGCCAGCGTTCCGTCCGACATTCTGGCGCGCGCCAAGCAGGTAGCGCTGGAAGGCGGACCGGTTGCTGTCGAGCAGTTCATGGCGAGCCAAGGCTACCCGAAGCGCGGCGCATGGTGTGGCGAGTTCGCGGCCTCGGTCGTCAAGTCGGTCGGTGGTACGCCACCGAAGGGTGCCTCGATCGCGTCTAACTGGCGCAACTGGGGTGAAAAGGTCGAAGGAGCGCCGCAGCCGGGCGACATCGCGGTCCGCAAGGGACCGGCGACTGGTTCAACCGGCAGCCACGTCACGATCGTCGACAAATACGATCCAAAGACCGGCACCTTCACCGGGCTCGGCGGCAATCAGGGCGGTGCCGCGCGCATTTCACAATACGGCGCCAGTAGATTTGAATTCCGTCGCGGGAGCGGCGCATTGCCGGATGGTCAGACTGCGGGACCGGGCAGCGGCAAAGGTGCGGGCGACACATCTGCCAATGGTCCCACTGCTGGCGGGCCGCTGACTGCCGGAAAGGGAGGCGCTGTCGATCCAGCCGCACTGGAAGGCCGACTGGGCGAACTCATCAAGGGCTCCAAGCTCGAAGGCTTCGTGCCGAAGGATGCAGAAAGATACGGCATCAAGACCGGCTCGGCGGAAGAGTGGGCGAACCTGATGAAAAAGGTCGCCGGGAAAGAAAGCAGCTTCAACACCGGCACCGTTGGCGACGTCGGCCAGTTCGGCCACGGCTCGCGCGGCCTGTTTCAGTTGTCGGGGCAGGACGCAATAACCTACGGCCTGCAGGACACGCCATTCACCAAGGAGCAGCTTGCCGATCCTGACTTCAACGCAAGGATGGCGGTCAAGATCGCCGAGAAGCGCGCGCTCGCTGGCGGCATCGGTGGCGCGAAGGGCATGGCCGCGTATTGGGCCGGTCCAAAAGGCTTTCTCGCGCGTGGCGACGTCGGGGTCGATCGCGCGCAAGTGGATCGCGCGCAAGCTGCCGCGACCAAGGTCGAAGGCAATGGGAAAATCACGGTCGACGTCAACGCGCCCAGAGGGACCAAAGTCGGCGCCGAGGGCAGCGGCCTGTTCAAGAAAACCGAGATCAATCGCCAGACCCAGATGGAGCCAGCGGCGCGCGGCCCGGAACCTGCGATGGCCGACATATGATCGACAACACGTTCACCGGGAAAGAATGGATCGCGATCGGCGCCGTGTTTGCGGGCACTGTTTTTCTGATCCTGCTTTCCGTCACGCTGATGAGATGAGATAAACGATGTCAACAATTTTCGACATGCCTAATGCGTGGCGCAAGTTCCTGAAGCCCGCATCATTCCGGGGCGTGACGTTTCACTGCGCGGTGGACTCGCGCGAGAGCGGTCGGCGCATTGTCGAACACGAATTTCCGAAGAAAGAGTTGCCCTACGCGGAAGACATGGGGCGGCGCGCAAAATCATTTTCCATGCGCGGGTACATTATCGTCTACCCGCACGAACGGGCGGATGAGGACAATCCGCTGCATCGGCGCGACTACACGGTGCAGCGTGACCTGTTGCGCGCGGCGCTGGAAAGCGAGGGCACCGGGGCGCTTATTCTGCCGACTGCAAAGGACGTCGAGTTCGTCGTCTGCACGAGCTACAAGCTGACCGAAGAAAACCAGCGCGGCGGCTATTGCACGTTCGACATGCAATTCATGGAGGCTGGCTACGACCCGCAGCAGATCGAGCCCAGTGACGATACGCGCGGCAAACTGAATGATGCCGCCGAAGGCGTGGTCGAGGAAGGTGTCATCGCCATGTCTCCGCCGAAAATAGACTGGAGCGATGTCGCCTCCAGTGGGCCGTCCGGGGACGCCACCGGCGACACGCCACCGCCATGAAGCGCGCAGACGCGACAGAAGCCGCCGACGTCGTCAAGCGGATGATGGAGAATTTGGTCGCGACGGTGGCGGAGCAGGGGCGCCTTGGCGCAAATGCCAGAACGGCGATCAATGATGTACGGGTAAATGCGTTTCCTCTGTTGATCGAAAATGCGCTCGGCCAGCCGCTGGCTGACGCGTTTGAAAGCGCGCGCATTGCCGGTTGCACACTGCCGTCGATCATTGACGTGCGCCAGCAGATCGAACTGGAGACACCGCGGTCACTGGGCGCAGTTCTGGTACGCGACACCGGGATCAATTTCTGCCTTGCCATGCAAGGCAAGATCATCGCCAACATGACGTTTGTCAGCCGACAGGATGTTGACATCCTGAAGGCAAACATTGCGCCGTCTTTCGCCAATGCCGAAGAGATCGCTGCTGATGCCATGGACTCCGCAACTTATCGGGCGCTGGTCAGGCTGCACGCGGCGATCAACAATCATCTGGTGCGCACCGCGCTGCCGTTGCCGCGCATGGTCGGCTATCAGTTCTTCGAGCCGCTGCCGACGCTGATCTTGGCCTACCGGCTTTATAGCGATGCTGGTCGGGCAGACGAGATCAGGGAGGAAAACAAGATCGTGCATCCGGCCTTTTGTCCACTGACCGGACTGGCGCTCTCGGCCTAGCAATGCCGAAACCGCAGGAGGTTGCCACCCTTCTTGTCAATAACGAATACTTCAGTGACTGGGAAACCGTCTGGGTACAGGTTCGCTGGCACGAAGGTTTTAGTTATTTTCGTTTCACGGCGGCAGAGCGTGATGATCTGTTGAAGTTCAGCAGGCAGGCACCGCTCAATGTCCCGCTATGGCAAAAGCTGCAGATCAAGCCGGGTGATGCCTGCACGATCGCGCTGGCCGGGAAGACCGTCATCACCGGCTTCGTGGAGACGCGGCAGGTTGCCTACAACGCCACCAGTCACGCCGTCGAATTGATCGGCAAGAGCGCGACGGCGTGGCCAGCACGATCGAGCGTCGACACCAAAGACGGCAATTTTGACAACCTGTCGCTGGAACAGGTGGTGAGAAAGGTGCTGTCACCTTACGGTGTTGGCGTCCGGGTGATCGGCACGATCGACCCAAAACCATTTGAGAAGCTGCAAAACCAGCCGGGCGAATTGGTCTGGGATTTTTTTGAACGGATTGCACGCCCGCGTGGCGTCATCATGGGGTCCGATCCGTTCGGCAATTTTCTGCTGATCGGCGAGCATGCTTCGCCGGTTGTCGGTCAACTGATTGAAGGAAAAAACATCAAGCAGTGCCAGTGCGTCATCACCATGGAGCACGCGTTCACCGATCACGACGTGCGCGGGCAGCATGCGGCGAGCGATGAAAATTCCGGTCCGGCGGCGAGCGAGATGCAGGCCGTCGCGCCGGGAAGCAAGACGCCGATGAAGAGCAAGCTGATCACGCCCGCGGAGCAGCCGGTCAAGACATTGGCTGAATTGTACCAGCGCGCAGCCAATGAAGCGAAGTGGCACAACGCGTCGATCTTTAATGTGACTGTCTTTGTGCAGGGCTGGTTGAGCAACGGCGCCGATCTGTGGGAGCCGGGACAGATTGTCTACATCTGGTCACCGATGGCGCTGTGCGATCACCTGATGGCGATCGAGACCGTGACGTTCACGCAGGATGACAGGCAGGGCACGCAAACCCAGCTTGATCTCAAAATGCCGTGGGCCCTCAACAACGCGCCGGTCGATGTCGGCAACCCGAATGCACAAAACCCGGGCGGGTAGGCCCGGCGGCTAAAAAGGAGAGAAACAATATGCATCGTGCGACACCGCTGAACTCATCATTTCGCAGCTTCGTGTCTGGGGGCGCCCGCTCGGTGGTCGACAAGATCGACGACACCAAGCTGATGCAGGAGATGGGCGGCAACTTCATGAAGGGTGAAAGCCGCACCAAGGTCGAGGCGCCGCAGAACTACGGTTTCACCTCCGTTGTGTTCGACGCCACCAAGGACGCGATGGGCAAGATCATCGATGGCGCCGAGGTCGCCATGGGCTTCATGGGCGGCAATCGTTCGTTTCCGCTCGCAGGCAACATGGACGACCGGCGGCACCGGCTGCTCGAACTGGCGAAGGGCGACACCGCGATGTTTCGCGGCAAGGGCGACAAGCAGCAGTTTCACATGACCGAGGATGGTGGCTACTGGTCGGCGCCGCAGAACAAGACCGTGCGCATGCAACTGGTGTCAGCCGACAGTGAGGACAATGCCTCGCCGCATGTCGGGGCGGTGACAGTATTGGTGGCGACAGCGGCAGCCGCGCAGGGCGGGCAAGCCCAGCAGCAGCAGCAGAAAAAAGGACAGAAGCCGGTCTACAAGGATGGCAAGGATTCGACCCGTTACGTCGACGTCACCAAGAGCGAGTCGCGCGTATCCGGCGACAATGCGCGATTATATCTCTCCGACAAAAAATGTTACGTCGACGCCAACGAGGACAAGAACGTCTATGTCGGCGCGAAAAAAGGCGATGCTGAATTCTCGCTGGTCGTGACGCTGGCCGGTCCCGCCGTCAACGTCTACGGGAAAATCGGATGACCGGTTCGATCGTCCCCGACGTCAGGATCGTCCAGAACAATCAGTTCCCCAAATACTCGGTCACATGCGACTGGGTGGTGTTGGCGGACGGCACATTGGACGACCGGCAGGCGCTGGCAAGCGCCGTCGTCGTGGCGCTCGGAACCAACGCGCTCGCCGGGAAGGATGACCTGCTGCCGGACCCAGACAGCAACGACCGCGAAGGCTGGTGGGGTAACCTCGACGCCGACGTGATCTGGGACGGATGGCCGATCGGCGCCAAGCTGTGGCTGCTGCGCCGCTCGAAAATCATTTCCGAAGGAACACAGCAGGCAGCCACGGTGGCGCTGGTCGAGACCTACATCCGCAGCGCCATCCAGCCATTTGTTGATCGCCGGATTTGCACGGCGTTCGATGTGTGGGTGACGCGTGTCACCGAGCAGCGGATCGATGCACTGGTCCGTCTGTTTCGCGGTCCGCTGCCAGCAGTCGAGCTTCGCTACTCGATCCTCTGGGACGAGATGGTGCAGGATCAGGAGTAGGCAATGCCGTGGAGTACGCCAACACTGCGCCAAGTGCGTGGTCAGGTTCGCGACTATATCCAGTCGACCTTGCCGGGCGCCGACGCCAACGTGCCGAACAGCGTGCTGCGCGTGCTCTCCGACAGTCAGGGCGCTCTGTGCCATCTCACCCTGCAGTATATCGATTGGCTGGCGCTGCAACTTCTGCCCGATACGGCAGAGACCGAATGGCTCGACCGCCACGGCGACATCTGGCTCGTCAACGCCGACGGTTCGACCGGGCGCAAGTTGGCGACGCTCTCGTATGGCATGGTGGAGTTCACCGGGCAGGCTGGCATGCCGGTGCCGATGGGCACACAGCTTTCCCATCCCGGCACCGGCTTGGCCAGCTTCGAGA